AAGGCCAACCACAATAATATCAACCCCATTATTTAGTAAAAATTCTACCCATTTATCGATGCCACTATAACGACTAAAAAATTGAATTTCATCAATTACAACTAAACTTCCACTGCTTATATAATCAGGAAAACTAGAACCATCAATAATATTATGAGCGACCACTGATAAACCATCATGACTAACAACTTCATCAACAGAATATCTAGTATCTTTGGACGGTTTAAAAACATGAACAGTTTTATTTGAAAACTTATTCCAGATTACTTCACGTAGTAAATTACTAGTTTTAGATGAATACATAGGTCCAGTATATACTGTTAATTTACCGTAACTCATACTACATCTTTCTTCCCTAGAATTTCAAAATACCTTTCCAGAAATGCAGTTTTTGCTTCTGTATGAGTTAGAAATTTGATTTTTAAATCTGGAATTTCAATACCATTTAAATATTCGGTATATTCATAATTATGCATTACTTGTAATTTTTCAACTCCATATGCTTGTTTATCCGCATATTTTACTGCGGGTGTTAATGGATAAGGCAAATTAAAACGCCGACAAACATCACGTTCAATTCTTTCTTCAATTACCTTATATTGAGGTAGAAGTTGCTTTAATGGTGTTGAAATATCATTAATAAATGCTTCTGAACCATCATGTAATAATGCCTCCATTTCTAGTTTTTCTTCAACTAGATAAGATACATTAACTGAATGTTCGGCAACCGAGTTATGGGCACCGAACCCTTCACAAAAGTAAGTATGTGTGTTTGTTTCAATACCAGCAACCCATTCTTCGCCCTCATCATAAACTTTAACTATTTCTAGAGGACCAGACATAGATGTTAAATATTTTTCAAAATTACCATCTAAAAATGATGCATGAAACTTATTTAGTAATCTAATTGATCTAAATTCACCTAAAAATTGTAGAATTTTGGGCCAACCTCCTTTATTTACAAAGGAAAATGTATTTTGATTACCAGTTCTCTGAACACTATAATCAATATTATATTCTTTTAAAACTTTTTCAATTTCATCGAATACTAGTCCTTTATTTTGAGAAACAGCTAAAATTGTTCCACGTCTATTAGTAAAGCTTAAATGTCCTTCCCCATCGTATAAACCGGCTAACCAACCAGCATTCCTATTAGGATTATACCCCCAGGTATCAATATACCTATTGATATATCTTTTTCTTCCTAATGCAATATCATTTTTAATATCTATAGATGTCTTCCATATTTGATTATTTGAAGTTTTTGTTGAGATTAACCAAGGATGCTCTTCGGAGCACTTAACAGTTGATCCATCACTAAATTCAAGTCTTAAAATATTACGTTTTACATTAGTTAAAAACGTAATATTTGTTGGTCTTAATTTACGTCTATTAATTTTATTACCATCATTAGTTGGATATTCGTCAAACCCAACTAATGAATCTCCTAATTTCAAATCTCCCGCAAATTTCCATTCAAGATTAGATGTTAAAATTCTTTGATCTAATGTAGGACAGTAAAAATTATCTGGTTGTCCAGTAAATCTACAAAGTTTTGAAAGAGCATTAGCAATATCATAAATGGTATACGATGCTGTCTCTGGTGTAAGAAAATTAAAATACGTTCCATTGTTTATATAAATATCAGGTGTCATAATGTTTCCTTATTTCATGTTAAATGTAGTTTTCCTTTTAAGAATGTGCCCAAAACGGCATATAATTCTTTTGCTTGTTCATATGTAACATTTACAATGTTTGTATCTTCATCTATTTCATTCTGAGAAATAAACAACCCATACTCATCATAACATTCAATTTTAATTTCTGATACTGGTTGATTGCACTCTAGATCAATAGATTCCTGAATAACCACTTCATTCCACATTATTACTTCTCCAATGGGATTAATAAATCTTCTACATTAACTGGCTTATAATTATGAGACTTTAGCACTTTACCATCTTCCCGAAAGATGGGTTCTCCATTATCATCTAACTTACTCATGTTCGATTGGTGAACTAGATCAAATGCTTTGTCTCCATCGACACCCAATCCTACCAGATACCCTTGTGCCACATATATAACATCAATAAGTTCTTTAATTAGATTTGCTTTAGACGCTCTATAGTCGTCTTCAAGAATATAAACTACTTCGTCATGTGTCTCTTTAACTTCTTCATCAATTAATTTCATACGCAGAATGTGAAACTTTTCAGAAGGATCGGTATTTAAATCACCAATATCTAATTTAAACTTACGGTGAAACTCTAGTACTTTTTTAAAACTTGACATATATTTCCTTATTAAAATTTGTTAGAAAGACCAACCCGACTATAACCAAGCTTAGATTTTAGGGCTTTATCCCTATGAAAACGATTTGCGGATTGGTAAAATGGAATACCGTCCAATGTATCCACTACTTGTTGAACAATTCTAGCAGACAAACTAGTAAATGTCTTGGAATAACTTATTCCATCTGGACCCTGAAATCTTACTCTAATTTCGGTAGAGCGGCGAACCCTACAAGTAATTCCTTTAAATGCCGGGGAGTTTTCTTCTAAAACAGATGTTTCGTCTGATTTAAAAACAATTCGTGGATTAAAGCAAACGTAAGACTCTGGATAGGATTTCAAGGCAATAACCCTAAAATCCGATCCACATTCATTAGCAGCAACCCCATAATACGGAGTATCTTTAATAGAATTTAATAATTCCGTTGCAAATGTCTCAGCATAATCCAGATCATCAAATATCCACTCTTTGGTTGGTGTTATTAACTTATTATCAATTTGCATTTTATCTCACTTTAAACTGTAGTGTGTTATTACCTGATAATTGAAAATCCCTTCACCTTCTCAAATTGAAGGGAGGCATAGCCGTTGTCTAGGCTTTTGGTATTATGAGTAATTATAAACGTATTTGTGCCGTCTGTCAAGCGTTCAATCGTCTGAAGGAAATTTTCTACCCCATCCGTATCTAAAGACCCGTCAAGAACTTCATCAAAGATCATTAGATTACAGTTTACTGAGTTTCGTAGTTTGGCTACTTCTCTGAGGGCAAATAATATCGCCAGATTAATGCGTAACTTTTCTCCCTGAGAAAATGAATGATACGAGAAAATGTCTCTATACCTTGACTTAATAGTTTCATCAAAGTTTTCATCTAACTCAAATTGGCAAAGGAACTCCATTTTACTTAAATAATCATTGATTAATTTATTAAGAACTGGAATAAACTGCTTTACAATTCTGGCTTTAATTCCAGTATCTTTAAGAAGTAAAGACCCATTACCAAGCGTGTTACGATAAGCGAAAGTTTTATCATACTTTTCATTAAGTAAGGCCAACTCATTTTGATATTCTTCAATTAAAATTTCAGCATTACCAATATTTAAACTACTCAACTTTTTAATATCGTTCTGTAGAGAAATAATATAATCATTAGCAGAAGTAATTTTAGATGTTATAGAATTAATTGCTATTTTTTGTTGAGTAATAGCTTTTTCTAAATTTAACTGTGTATTAAATTCATCTGATAAAGCATTATATTTTTCCATTAAAATAGCCAGCCCATCCGTCTTTTCAGATATTGCTGTTGTTTTAGCTACTATTTCACTAGATTTAAAATCTAAATTAATTTCCTGCCTACAAGTAGGACAACTATCATTTTTCTCATAAAATGATATTTCAGATTTATAATTTTTAATTAACGTCTCTAATTGACTTTTAATAGTAGATAGTTTTTGAAGTTTAGCGTTTATACTTTTAATATCAGGAACACCAAATAATTCAAGCTGATCTTTTAAAACACTTACTTCTTTAGTTAATTTTTCAACCTGTTCCGTAGTTTTAAGAATTAATTCATTCTTCTCAGATATAAGTAGATCATTATTAACTTTTGTATTGGCTATATGTAAACTTTGGGCTTTGATATTATTTTGTATTATCTTTCTATTTGTTTCTATTTCTTCAAGTTCAGATTTATTATCAGCAATTTTTCCCTTAAGGACAAGGTTCATAACCGAAAATATTTCAAGGTCAAGTAGGTTTTCAATTACTACTCTCCGTTCTGGTGTCTTTAATTCCATAAACGGAACATACGACGCCGCTCCAAGCACAACTACTTGGACGAACGTTTTATAATCTACTTTGAGGATTTGTTTTTCAAGAATATCTTGATAGTCCCGCTTAATTCCGGGTTTATTAAGTAGTTCGCCGTTTTCCCATATCTCAAACCTAACAGGCTGGATACCACGAACTACTTTATATTCGGTTTGACCAATATCAAATTCTATTTCAACTACGCAATTTTTCTTATTAATTGAGTTTACAAGTTGAGCAAGATTAACATTACGGAATGGTTTCTTAAATAAGACAAAGGTAATTGAGTCCAGCATACTTGAAGACTTACCAGCACCATTTTTACCAGAAATAGTTGTTAGTTGTGACCTATTTAAATCAATCTCAGTAAAACTATTACCAAATCCTAAAAAATTTTGGAATCTTAAACGTGTAAATTTTATCATTCATCACTTATTTCTAATAGATACTTTAGATTATAAGTAGCATACTCACATGCCTCTTTATATCTTTCTATAATTTCTTTATTTGTTAAAGGTGAGTGTCTAAATCCTACCTCTAGATGATTATATAATGGGTTTTCTAAATCTTCTATAATATAGAGAATAGCTGCTTTTTCTTCTTCGGTCATTTTTTATTCTTTCTTTTAACATTCCATCTACCTAATAGAAAGGCACTTAATTCCTCTTCTGATAATAAATCTGAAATGTGATCGTTTTCAACTAAATCACGAACAATATCTCCCGCAGATTCATTACCTAATTCAAAATTATCAATAATATAATCAACTGCTTCACCAAAATAATGTATATAATCATTATAAAATTTATATGCATAGTTTATATGATAAAACTCACCCATTTTATAGTTTTCCTTGCTGGTTTAATGAAATGTGATAAACATCAGTCATAAGATTAGTTAATGATACCTTATCAATGGTATCATCTAATTCGTCAATATAATGTTTAATGATATTGATAGTAGTCTCTAACTCAATATTGGGGATGGAATCATCCAACACGATCAGAGAACTTTCTGGAATTATACTATAGTCGTTCAAACCGGAGTTGTCAAGGGAAGAAATAAATTCATCATATTTACTCTGGCTCTTTTTATTTGTAATTTTTATCTTAACAACCGCATCTTTATATTGACTTACATCCAGTATATTATCTTCATCATATTCAATAATATGAAACATTTTATACGGATTATGTATGAATTGGAGTTCGCGCGTTTCAGTATCGAATATATGAAATCCACGGTCGCAACCAGTATCAGCCCAAGTAAACTCACAGGGAGCGCCAAGATAAGTAATATTACCTTTACTAGAACCTTGATGATAATGGCCGCTGAAAACCCTATCAAATCTTTTATAAATGTTTGCGCTTTCTCCTTCATGTGCTATGATCCCCCTATAAAACTCAAAACCTGAAATCTGTAAATGTCCCATAGCTACGTGGGCATCTGTAGATTTAATCAATTCATAAGTATCACTACTATTTTCGTCACAAATCCAAGGAAGTAGTAATATTTTTAGATTATCAAAAACTACTTCCTTTGGGTGTTCATATACCTTGAAGTCATAATTATCTCGAATAAGAATATCCAACGAGTTTGGTTTTACTTTATTACGGAAAAACAAATCATGATTACCAACAATAAAATGGGAATCTATATTCCTATCTTTTAATGGAGTTAAGAATATATTTTGTAAAGATTCCGCCGCCAAATACCCGATAGCTTTACGAGAATCTACCAAATCTCCAAGATGGATCATAGTTTTAATATTATGTTTATCCATATAAGGAAAGAAAACATTATCATAAAACTTTTTAAAATAATCTAAAAATATTGGAGACGAATTTTTACACCCCCAGTGGCTGTCGGTGAGCAACGCCAGACGCATTATTATTGTTCCCTACAATTATCAAAATGCCATCGTTTCATAGCACTTATACCACCAATTTTACCACAATATGGACACGCCACTTGTTCTTTTGAAATTCCTTTTTGAGCTTCGCTCATCTTTATCTTCGTCTCATTTGAATGAATCTTTCCAAGCATTGCTTCACGTTTTTTTCGTATACAATCTTCTGTGTTCTGAGAAGCCCTTCTTCTTTCTATCTCTTCTCTTGATTGTTTTCTTCCTCTTACTTTACTATAGATTTTTTCTTTATTTTCAGGAGAAATATTTTTAGTAACACCCTTAGAAGCAGGAACCAATTCACCGCTAATATATCTAGGGTCATCCTTTTCACAATGGAACACATTACCATCTACGTCTCTTACAGTAACTTTGCCCTTATTAATATGCACCACTTCACCGTTAATATAACGAGGATCATCTTTAAATACACTAAAAATGTTTCCATTCAAATCCTTAACAGTTATTCTATTTTTTATCTTGGCGATGTTAACTGGATTTGACATTGGATTATTTTCCATCATTCTCCTAGACTGTTCAGGTTTCTTAGACCCATACTGAGCATGGTCTTTGCCAGATTTTCTAGGAGGAAATCCACCACCCAAACAAATATTATAATTAGATTTATCTAATATAAATTCTTCAGAAACAATTCTCTTTTCTTCGACTGCTGCTTCAG